GATTCCTTAACAATTGCTACGAAACGAAGTGAGTTGAGTATTCTCATCAAGATAATGGAGCCATACTTCACCCGTTTAGGGTAAAGCAAGCTAAAATCCTCATCTGAGTAATTTTCACCATTTAAACAAAGAGCTTTAAAATGTGTTATAAACAAAACATTAAACAAGTTAATGTGTTCTTTATAATACACTTCACGGAGGCGGTTGACCTGTACCCCCTAGTTCCAGCTTCACATATCAACGGAGCCCTACACATCCATGTTTGTCTAAATGTGTGAGAGCTGACGGTTGCTTTTTCTCATTGCCGTCATCATTTATGCCTGAAGTTAGCACTTGTCTTCCAACTTACTACTCTTCACTGTCCTTTTAAAAAGGTACAGATGCCGCAGTAGGTCGAGCCGCCCCGACCAAACAGTGTTGGTATATTGCCTGATGTTTTATTTACAGAGTTCTTTTACTTGTGCCTGATTATGTTGCCAAAAGTCGTCATACTCATAAAACCGCCAGATGCGATTATTGTGACTATGGTAGGTAAGATATGTTGATGCCTTGAGTTGATGTTTTTCTTCTACTGCTATGTATTTGCCTTTACGGTTAAATTTCATTATTAAGATATTGAAGTCACCGTCGTCTTCAACATCTAGCAGTTGTTCCAGCCATTCATCTAGTACACGACAGTAGCTTGACCACAGTTGATGGAACGGAAAGTCCTGATAGAATTTGCATTCTGCATTGAATTTAGGAAAGCTTTCACCTGGAACAATGTCTCCTTTGAAGGCACGAACTTGGCCTTCGTGGAGCATTTCTTTACGACTGGAATTGCTGCCGCCGACATATGCTCCGGAACCGGGCGCTCGAATAAATGTCTCACTGTATATATCTGAAAGATGTTTTGCGACATCACGTTCCCAACCGGAACCTTTTGCTTTTTGTGTACTTGGCATTATACGATTTTATCTGCTAGTCTATTAATGATTTTAAGTTCTTCTCTTACTCGGGGTTGCGGATAACCTAGTTCTACACTTAGTTCGTGTAGTTCTATTCTTCTACGCAAACGTTCTTTAAGTGTAAGATTTGCATTCTTTTTACTTATCCAGTTCCAGCCAGTGCCAGAATAAATTTCTGATTTTGATTTATCATATTCGTAAATTTCTAATTGCTTAATCATTTCCGGATGCATAATCGGAGTGTCCTCGATAAGATGCATAGTAGTTCCCCATCTTATCATTTCGATAACACCTTGCTTTGTGTATTTTGCATATTTGTACAAGCCTTTTATATTATCATGATGATCTTCAAGTGTTTCAGTTGGATAACCAGTAATCATTAGCCAGATGTTATTAATTCCCCAGTAGCTACACTGCTTTATATGATATTCAATATCATCGTTTGAGAAATATTTTAACATATGATCTCTTACTGGTTCTGCAAAACTTTCAATACCGATAGTTAGTTGCTTGCAACCACCATAATACATGGCTTCGTAGTGCTTTTCCGGCATATGTTTTTTTGGACGAACAATTGCTTGTCCTATATAAGATATTGGTTTTAAATCTGGATTTTTTTCTTTATTTTCGGCCAGTAAACAATTTAGTTTATAAAAATTACTAATACTTCCGTTGATTAAACTATCGGTAAAGTCAAAAAAAGTAATTCCTAGCTCGTAGTAATGTTTTTTAATTTCTTCAACAATATTTTCAGCACTACGATATCTAAATTTTGGCCAAATATTTTGTATATCGCAAAACGTACAAACTCGTACACATCCTCTGGATCCAGTTATGTAAACTTTTTTATCTTGATATCTGTCTAACTCAAAGTTAGAATAATCAGGAGTAGGAAAATCGTTTAGATCTTTTTCCTCTACATTATTTCTGTTGTTTATACCAGGAGCAATAAAATTTTCATTAAGGATATTAATAAAAGCTGGTTCGCCGTCGCCGTATACAACATAATTTACTAGCTTGTTATCTAAAGCAAACTGGTCTAAGTTTGTACTTGTCCCCGGGATTCTACTAATACATCCATTACCGCCAATAACCACTTTAATATTATTTTGTAACTTGTCTTTTTGGTATTGAAATATTTCTACAGCAATCTTAATGCTCCAATAACTAAACACACTTATACAAAGTAAGTCAGCATTATGAGATAAAACATAATCATCCCAACACTTTAATAAAATAGACAACAACTCGTCACTTATTTCTGGAATTATTTCAGTTAACCAGTTATCAAGTTCTAAAATTTGATTTTCGTTTAAAGATTCGTATAATATTTTATTATAGTCAACAATTGTAGGATTCCAGCCTTGATCCTTGCAGACACCTGAAAGGATACCTAATGCTGCCGGAGGAGCAAGGTAATCAGTTTTAGGCAAATTAACAAGTAATGCAGTTTTCACTTTAGTTTTCTTTTTATATCATTTACTATATCAGTATAGTTTACATCCACACCAATAAAGTTGTCAACTAAGTTTATATCCATTTTTTGACTTAAAAAATAGACTTTTTTGTGCTCGACTATTTTTTTAAAATACTGTTCTAAGTAATTAGTGTTTACGTTAAGTTCTAACATATGATCGTATTGACTTATATTTACTAAACTATAGTCCACTAAGTGATGATTAAATCTAATTAAAGGCTTTATTTTCCACGGTTCAAAAAATATTTTAACATTGCTTTGATTTTGTGCTTTAAAGTAAAAATTGTTTTTATACTTTTTAGTAGATACAACTTGGTTATTGATTTCAACGCGAAGCATTGATATAGACGGTTCGTAAACACTCACAATCAAATAATCTTTTATTTTATTTGAATTTCTTTTTTCCATTGTGATCTTTTCACAGTAGTCTTTTTTAAAATCCCACAGGTCCTTTTACAAGTATAAAATGGTGTTGTATCTAGTTTCTCTTTATAAACAGTTAATAATTCATCAGCTGAATATTTTTTTACATCTTTGTCGTGGTGATTTTTCGAAGCGTGTGCTTCTGATAAGTGACAACAAGGCCATACATTTTTATTGCTGTCTAAATATAGACTGTTGTCTCTTTCTTTTTCGCAGATTATATTAGTAATGTTGTTGTAATCAATAGACAGGTATTCTTCTGCCGGAAACACACCTATAATATTTGGGTCATACATGTCCCATCGATCTGTTAGCTTGGTTCTAAACCAAGTAAATCCTAATTGTTTTGCCAACGATAAACAATTGTCGATTTGATGTTTGTTGTGTTCAAAAATTAACATATCCCAATGTGCTTTTCCACCTGCATTTATATAAGAAGACACATTAGCAATAAGCTTTCGCCAATTTACATTTCTTCTATACAAGTGGTTAGTATCTTCCAGCCCATCAATGGAAAAGACTGTATAATCATAAATTCCGTTCAATGAACCCGCTAAATCGGCCCACCATTGCTCAGATCTAAGTCCTCCATTGGAATTTAAACCAATTACACAATTGTTGTTGTGTTGCTTGATGTAATTAATAATAGGAATAAGATCAGTACAAGAAGCCGGGTCGCCTAGACTACCTATAATAGTAACTTTTTTTAGATTGTTAATTAACTCCAACGAGATATGGCTTTTAACCCAGTCTAATGTAATGCTATTAATTATTAGATCTGGGTTAATTTTTTTACCGTTGACATTTCTGGGACACATTGGGCAATCTGCATTACATGCATTACTAGCCTCAATGTGTAGCTCAAAAATATCACAAGGAAGCAATTACTTTCCTTCCATGTCGTTTTTCTTAGCTTGAATCTCAGCACGACGAGTTTTGGCTAGTTTGCCTAATTCGCCTAGTGCTTTACGAGCACGTGTTGCAGCTGCTTTAACGCCTTTTTCTTCAAACTTTTCGTTCTCTTCTAGGTATGCTTCAAATTGTTCTACAATTTGTTCGTGTATAGTCATTTAGGATCTCCTTAAAAATGATCGGACTAATTTAAGTTATATTATACAGTGATAAGTTTAACAAAGTTAGTTCAAACATAGTAAACATGTTTTTTAGATTTACTAGTGTTTGTGCATATTATATAGCTAATAGATAAACTTCAGATTTAATTTTTGACTAATAATCAAAAATTGAAATATGTTAATTTGTCAACCACCCTACTGCGTATTCTTGATTTACTAGATCACAATTGCATTTCTGTTCGCACTCAACCCAAGCTTTGGAATCGTTGTCAAATGTGTTAAACAAATAATTCCACACTGGGTCGCCCATTACTTCGTCTATTCTACGGATTTTTAAATTAAGTTTATCTCTGTAAACTTGGTGAAAACTATCCACAAAACGAATTGATTTTCTATCGGTTGCAATGGTATCATAAGGATAGCTTACCCAACTACAAGGATGTAAAACTCCATCGGCACTAACATACAATCCTCTATTACCTATGCTGCACATCGGCGTAATATAAGAATTATGTTTTTTCTTTACATTTTTAAACTGTTGTAAATTGTATGATAGATATTCTTTATTATCAATATCCCTATCACTTAATTTATAAAAATATCTTTCATATCGATGCGTAGGGCTTATATATTCGCTACGTGGTTCTAATGAATCATTTTTGCCACCATATGCTTCACTATATTTACTTCCAAATTTTGTACTATAGGTAAGTTGTAGTCCGTCGCATCCCTTCGTAGTTGCAAGCTGTTTAATGTAATCAAGTTTATCCTGGTTGAAATTGAAAACAATACTAGCCCAATTTACAAAGGCTTTACTTTCGTTACACATAATATCCATGCCTTGCATAATACTGTCCCAATCACTGCCGATGCGATACAGATTGTTACTATAGTTGTCGAAGCCGTCTATACTAAAGTTTACAGTGTCGTATTTGTTGCTTAGTTTAGCAAAGTCTCTCCACCAGTCCGACTTCCGGTAGCTACCGTTGGTGATTGTAAACAAATGTAGTTTATGATTGTGTGTCTTAAGGTAGTCGACAATTTCTAAGTATTGACTAGCATAAATAGGATCACCAATGTCGCCGCACATAGTAATCCTTTTCACTTCTTTTTTTAGCATATCAGGCGAAAACAAGTCTTGAAAAAACTTTAGGTCTAGTTCTTTGTTAATCCACGGAACTGGTTGAGCATCATTGCGTGGACATCTAGGACATTTCAACGTACATTTGCCACTTACTTCAAAATGCCAATGGTATAATTGCCAATAATCAGTCATGGAGAAATCTCTATCAACTTAATACTGTTATCAAACAGCACTGAACAAATTTTTTGTGCAACAAAATCTGCTTGCAAGTGTTTATTTTTGTAGATATCTTGATATCTATCTTTGTGTTTTTTATATCTATTTTGATTAAAATTTGTTTTAGTAAGGCCTAACTGAACTTCAAGAATATTAGTATTTGGATATTCTATACGAATCATTTCTGAAAAATTATGCAAACTTATCTTAGTCAAACTATAAGCTAGATCATCAGGCCAATACCTTTTATTATTAGTACTTGTAATGTTTACTATTTTACATTTAGGATTTTTTGATAATGCGTGATGTGTAAGCATCATAGGAGAAATTAAATTAGTATGCATTATGTTTTTTATTTCGTTTAATTTATGATTGCAGAAATCAATCTTGCCCCCTTCGTCTGTGCCGGCACAGTTGATTAAAATATCACAGTATTGTAAGTTAAAATTAATAACTTGATCCAAATCAGACAGATTTAATATTTGCCTGTTTAGTGAGGTGATATTATGGTTAGGTTTTAGCAAATAAGACAATTCTTTGCCTATTCCGCTAGATGTTCCTGTTATTGCAATATTCATATTACTTCGATATCTGTATTGTAAGATGTGAATCCGTTTTCTTTTATTACTTTCAGTATATTGTGTACCCTAGTAGCCAAGTCTTCCTTGTGCGAAACCAGCCATACACTTTTGTTTCTTTCCCTGCTCATCTGTTTGAGCACACTGAGCGCATTATCAGTACCGTTGGAATCTAAACCATTGTCCATTAATTCGTCAACAAACAACAAGTTAATGCTTTGATATAAATGTTCCCAAACATCTCTAAAACTCCAACTTAGCGATAAAATTAATCTAGTTCTTTCTCCACGACTGAGATTATCAAAATCAAGTTGTCTGCCTAGTTCTGCAATTTCTACGCTGAGATCATTTTTAAATTCTACGTTGTGCGGCAATCCCAATTTATCCAAGTACATATCTAATCTGCTGTTTAAAAAGCTAATGTTTTGATCAATGATACGTTTGCGTATAAAACTATCTTTGTTAGTGAGCAGCTTGTATAGGAAATCTTGATGATCCTTTATCTTGGACAGTCTGTTTAATTCATTGTAGTTTACTTGTTCAATAGCATTGGTTTTCATTTCTTTGATTTGATCAAAGTAAGGATCTGTTTGTTGTATGGTTTTTTCTAACTCTGATGCTAATTGTTCTACACTTGTTCTGTGATTGTAGGCATCGTTAACATCTGTGTAAAAAACCTCTGGTTTGTCAATTTCAACTGTTTCGCTTAATATTTTTGTGTGCTCGTCTCTTTGTGATTCGGCTGACAAAATATTCAGTGCAGTTTCTTGCAGTAAATCTTGTTTTTCCTTTAGAATTTTTTCGTGTGTATTATCATGCAATTGCTGACCGCATGCATAGCAGGTGTGCGATTCTAAATCAGTAATTTCTTTTTTGAGTGTTTCTAGTAGCTTGTTTTGTTTTGTTATGTCGCGATTTATGCTGTCGATCCACTGTTGTGCAGTTGATTTCTTAACAACTGCTTCGTTGTATTCTACTAGTTTTGCGTGTGATTGTAGTTCGATTTCAATATCCACGTGTGACAATTCTTGAATTGCTTTTGTTAATTCATCTATACTATTTTGATGATTCTTTTGCCATAGTGCTTGTCTACGTTGTAAATTCTCAATCTGTTCTTCGATTCTTTTGTTTGCATCAAGTACACTTTTAATTCTGTATTCTTCCTGTTGGATTTGATCGCGTGTGACTTTTGTTTGTTCCTTGAGACTATCTGCTTTTTCGCTGAGCTGTGTTATGCCTAACAATTGTTCAATAATATTTCTTTGATCGTTTGAACGCATGCTTAAAAACGGTTCAGTGTATGTGTTCAAAGCAATCACGTGTTTGAACATGTCATGGCTCATCTGCAAGATTTGCTCAATTTCTGCCTGTGTTTCTCTGCTGTCGCCTTGGCTGTTGTCGTCCTCTGCTTGCTTTTCGCAGTCATTAATGTACAGTTTCAACAGATTAGGCTTTCTGCCTCGTTCAATACGATAGCCAGTACCACTGCACTCAAAATCAATGGTAACTAACATATGTTTTCCGTTGGTTTTATTAATCAAATTGTCTTTGCGAATATTAGTTAGAGCACTGCCAAAAAGTCCATAGCTGAGTGCATTGATAATAGTGGTTTTACCTGTGCCGTTTCTACTGCCAGTGTCGCCGCTGCCAGTGTCTAAATTCTCGCCCAGCACTAAAGTTAGATCTTCTCTATTGAAATCTATAGCCTGTGTCTGGTTGCCAACACTCATAAAGTTTTTAACAGTAAGATTGTTAATTTTTAACATATTCTCTCAGTATTTTTTCTAGTCGTTGTAGCTCTAAGTTTTGTAAATTTTTTAATGTTTGGAAATTTTCTTCAATAGTTGATTCAATACTTTTAATATCTTGTTTAATTTTAGCAATTGGCCGATTTGTGAATTTTTTTACAGATTCGCAAACAGCAAAGAATCTTAATTCATGATCTGAGATTTCATCGTACGACTCATCAATGATATTACTGTATGTTGTAAAACCTTTTGTCTTTAACATTTTCAAAGTGCCAGGTGCTCCGATGATAATAAATGGTCTTTTGCTAGAAATGGGTCTTAATGTTTTTTCTGAAATAAAAGGATATGGATAATCAAACACAGTTTCTGTTACAATGTCAACTCCAAATTCATTATAAAATTCCGCTTGATAATGAGTAGATTTATCATTGGGCTTGCCCGGAATAACCGAGCTTACTACATTTTGGATCACTGGCGTTTGATCAATTGTACTTGATAACTTATCATTGACTCTAGTGAAAGGATCAATAGTAAGGACAGATTTGTATAACATTACTTTTCTTGTGCTCTAACACTGACTTCAATTTTATCTAGCAAATTATTTTTAACCAAATAGTTATAAAATGCAAATCTATGACTGCGCGGTGCACCCATCATTGATAATCCTTGATATTTAATTTTGTTAATATTAATATCAATATCTTTGTATGCATTGGGTTTGGTATCATATACTGGTTTTTCGATAAATGTTTCAAATATTAACGGTCTATCATTCTTGTCATGATTGGCTAATATTTTGTCTATTTCTTTGCTTATGCCAAAATGACCAGAAAAAAATACAAAAACACTAAGCGGAATGTCTAAAGTTTTTGCAATACTAAAAAAGTTATACAAAATTAAACCATATTTTAGTATATCCTTTTTGTAATAATCTGTATCAAAATGTTCAATTATGATCTTTTCGTTTCGATCAAATGTTTGTTTTTTTAAATTGCTTAATTTTTCGTATAAAACATCGTAGTTGTGGTCAAATTGCAGGAAGTTTATAAATTCTAATATTTTAAAATGTTTACTTAATAATGTGCAAAATTGTTCTGGAATATGATTACTTAGATTGTTTTTGTTTGCAGTGTTCATAAGTTCTGATACAACTCCATTAAAATTTTAGGATCGTAAAAATCGCTCTCTACCTGTTTAAGTTCTGTGCTGACAATTTGATCTACACTCTCAAAGCTAATTTCGCCTGAATACTCTTTGTCGTGCTCTTGTTTTTTGATAGGTATCAGGTGTAGATCTCTCAGATTGTAGTTGTCGACAAATGTTTCTTTGATAAATCCTGCTTCTTCGTAGCTGATATCAATGTCTAGATCGACCCTACAATACATTTTTTCTGATAGCAAGCGATCAGCACCACCTTCTTCTAACAGCTGGCTTAGTTTGTATTTGCGATACTTGGGTGCACCTGGCCAGGGAATAAATGTAGGCCCATTGTGCCAGTCTAGAATCATTAGTCCTCTGTCATCGTCGTGTGCATCTGCGTAATTGTGCGGAAAGCAGTTGCCCATATATGTGATGTTGCCCTGCGTTTGGCGCTTGTGAAAGTGCCCACTGTACACGTGCTCCACACCAACTAAGTCCTTTGAACTGGCTTCGCCGTGATCTGGCATTTGCACCATTGCATTCATATAAAAGTGCGGCAGTTCAAAATGACCGAACATATACTTTGCATCGATCTTTTTTAACTTTTTGTGATCGTCGCCAACCAGCCAAGGCACAATGCTAACATCACCTTCTTTGAAAAAATCGTTGACAATTTCTATGCCTTTGATGTTTCTTGCCCACTCTGCGCTTTGAATATCGCGTTTGTCGCGATAGTACAAATCGTGATTGCCTGGAATAAAGAAAAATTGTCCAAATCCGTTGGCCAATTGCTCTAGTGCTTGCAGACTGTAGTTGAGTGTGGCAATGTTGATGCTGGCTCGATGATGGTGCCAGTCGCCCAAAAACATACCAGTGTCGCAGTTGTGTGCTTTGGCAGTAGCAATAGCCCATTCCACAAAGTCCAAACAGTCTTGGTTATGTGAATGACTGTTGCTTTTGTTGCCGAAGTGTATGTCTGTGAAAATTGCTGCTCGATTGAACAGATTACTCATCGTTGTGGCCTTCTGCTTCGTTGAATCTAGCTAGACCTACAGCGTGTTCGTGCGCCGCCTGTCTAGTGTAACTGGGATTATAATCATTCATTTCTAGAATGTCATCACGAATGTTTTGATTTTTCTTTTCAATGTTTAGCACTCTAGTAAAACTGTTGGTGATGGCTGCTGTGTAGTATGCAAATGGATTTTGACTTTTGCTTTCATCAAACTGTAGACCAATATGGGCCAGTTGGACAATTGCTTGACCTCTCATTTCGTCATTGTAGGTGTACCCTCTCCAGTTGGCTCTAGTACCATATCTGTCACACAATTTCAAAAACATTTTGCCCAGTTCGTCAGTCATTCTGCCGTGATCCTTGCTGAACTTGCCAGTGTGTACATCACCTTTCCAGTGGCTTTTTCCCACAAGATTGAGGTTGCCTTCTTCGTCTAGTCGATAGTGCTGGAACGGAGGAAAGTTCAGTCTAGTGTGTTTGTCAGCTTCGGACTTGACTGTTTTTTTACGACCCGGCTCTTCTGGGACGTGGTCAAAAGTCATCAATCTAAATACTACATCAGTGTCTGTGTAAGTCAACGGATCAATGTCAAAGTCACTCATTTTTACATCTTTTTTGCCGTGTGCTTTGATATGATCGTAGTAAGCAGCTTTGCTGATTCTATCTGCACGATTGTGTTTGGCCTGCGAAATAGTCTGAGCTGTGATCTCGCTCAAGTCGCTGACAATATAGTCGCAGTCGCTGTCGTATTTGCTGAGAAAACTGCTGTAGGTGCATTTGCTTCGGTGAATTTCTTTGAGGATATCTCGGTTGTTTAGATAGTTGATTCGCATAGATTGATATTTATCTCCAATTATATGGAGTTATTATACACTCAATAAATAATAAAAACAAGAGATTTTTTTAAGAATGGCATTAATTCCACCAATCAAAGAAATAGCCAGCAGCGCAGTTTCGCAGGCCCGACAGATAGGAAACAATCTAGCACAGAGTGCTGTGTCTACTTTGGCTAACCAGCCTGGTGTACAAGCGTTCGCTGGCACACTCAGTGGAGGCAGACTAGACAGCGCAGGACTAACACCTGGCGCACAACCTATCACACCTGTGAATTTTACTCCCAGTGCTGGCACTCAGCAGGACACTAGAGTTAAAATACTATGTCCTGCTGGCAGTACTATAGGCCAAAGCGTGTTTGAGAGCGACATACTCAGTCCACTGAGATACACCGGTGAAAATAGATTTGGTGTGATATTTCCCTTTCAGCCCAACATCAGTGTTATTCACAGTGCCAACTACAGTATGGTTCAGCCAGCTCAAACCAACTATCCTTATCCTGCCTACGAAAACAGTATGATACAGAGTATAATTGTACCAGGCGAGTTTAGTGCCAGCAACCTAGACGAAGCTAGATACGTACTAGCAGCCATACATTTTTTCCGTACCGCAACCAAGATGTACTACAGCAACGATGCCAACAGAGGAACTCCGCCGCCAGTGTTGAGACTCAAAGGTCACGGCAAATATATGTTTGACGACATTCCAGTGGTTGTCACAGACTTTAACTATGTGTTGCCTGACGATGTGGACTATATACCTGTGGGCACAAATGAATTCAGTTTAGGCTCACCAGAGCAGTTTTTGGGTAGTGAAAATACCACAATGGTGCCAACCAGTACTGTAATGAACATAACATTGATGCCACTGTACAGCAGACAGCGGGTCAGCAGTGAATTCAGTGTGAAGGCATTTGCCAACGGAGAGTTGACCAGCAGTGGCAGCAAAGGTGGATTTATCTAATGGCAGAATACAAAGCAACCAGTTTTTATAAAAACACATCTACTAATAATTTCTATCTTGATGTGTGGACCAATCAGCCAATCACAGCCGAACCAGACGACGTTACCTATCAAATTGATGCTGTGTATGATCGTCGTCCTGATTTGTTGGCATTTGACCTCTATAAAGACAGCAATCTGTGGTGGGTGTTTGCCAAAAGAAATCCCAATACACTCAAAGATCCACTGTTTGATTTTCGCACAGGCATTGTGATCCGATTGCCAAAACTCAGTAATATCAAAAACGATCTAGGAATCTAAAGTGGCCAGTCAGTCAGAAAAAGCCAAACTCTACAATCAACTTCGGTCCCAGGGATTCAGTGAAGGTGATGCACTAACTCAGAGCGGCATTACAGACAGCGAATTAGACAATTACGACTATGTGGTCAATGAAGTAGGAAGCCCTAACCCAAGCGCACCGGATTATAATCCTCAGTATGGCCAACTTGAAACATTCAGTATTGGCACAGGCACCAACATACAAAATGGCGCTAGTGGAGGACAAACTGTTTCTCGCACAGTGCAACCTAGACAGGTTGTGGAAAGTACTACTGTTAATCAGCCAAAAGAAAGCAACACTACTGTGCCACCGCTATCCAGTCAGACCACAACCACAAGAACGGTAACTAGCACTACAACACAAAATGTGCAAACAACAGGCGGCGGAACAAGAACACGCACTGCTGGTGTGTACGAAGATGGCCCGCAAGGAACTGCCCTAAGACAAAGAGAGCAAGAAGTTGCTCAACGACGTCAAGATCTAATTGCAGAAAAACGGGCACAAGGCGCTAGTTTTAAGGAAGCAGTCAACGATCCAGAAGTTGTGTCGCTAAAACAAGAACGTGATCAACTGAGAGACGATATCAACGAACAGCGAGTACAGGTACAACCTCCCTCTGACACCTTTGAACCCGCTCCTGAAACCAATATTCAAACAGCCACACAACAAAAAACCATAGAACGCGAACAAGCTGTACAAAACGCCAAACAAGCAGAGCAAGATAAAAATCCACAAGACCCTGCAGATCAAGCCGAAGGTGCTGTAACAACAGGCAGAATAACCTCTGCAGAGGAACGTGAAAGATTGGTAGGACAAGACATTGTCCCCGAAGACGAGCCCGGGCAAGGTGGTGCTATCCAATCTTCTGAAAACACTGCTGCTGTTGATGAGGCTGAACAAACAGCAAGTGCAATACAAAGCAATGCACAAAACAAATTGGACAGTGCAACACAACAGCCCATCAGCAGTGTAGAAGGCAGCAGTGCATCAAGCAAAGTGATTACCACAAAACAAAATCCATTAAGACCATATGCCAGTTTTAGTTACCACGTAGAACTTTACATACTGCCTTTGAGCAAATTAAATCAAATCAGTACCGGAGGCAGTTGGACAAAAACCAGCAACGATCTATTGATCAGTAACAGTGGCACCGCAAGCTATAACAATTTTGTACAGGTAGGCAGGAATCCTGCATTTGCAAACAGCCAGTATCACATAGATAATCTTAATATCAATAGTCTTATAGGATTCAGTGGCAGAAACAGAAACACCAATGTCACTGAATTAAGTTTTACCATCTACGAACCCTATGGTGTTAGTTTGATAGAAAACCTTGTGTTGGCCAACAGCACACTAGGCGAAGGTAACTACATAGATCAACCTTATATGTTGAGCGTGAGTTTTTTAGGGTACGACGACAACGGTACAGAAATAACTGACGGCGTGCAAACCAAGAATATTCCTATACGTATCACTGATATGCGATTCAACATAGACAAAACTGGAAGTAACTATGAGATTACTGCAATTCCCTATCATCACCAAGGCTATGACACCATAAGAAACGTTATTCCTTTTAGTATTGTAATAGCCGCAGGCAATGTGGAAAGTTTTTTCAACGCACGAGTAGGAGTTGTGTCTACTGTGTCAGTGGAGCGCGAGGATTTGGTCAGTGTTGAGCGCACCAAAAACACACAAAAACGCAGCGAGTTTGATGGACTAGCTGCAGCATTGAACGCCTTTGAACAGAGAAAAGTTGTCAATGGATACCAGTATATTGCTGACGAATATGTGTTTGAGTTTGACAAAGAACTAGGCGAAGCACGATTTACACTGGCTGATTTACTCAACATCGAAGAAGAAAAAGTGCCAATGGCACGCAACAATTTTGAAGATTTTAGAAGCAGTATTGATCCTAACATCAGCTACAGTGAAGCACAAAAAACATTTGTGATCCGACAAGGTACTAGTATTACAGAGTTGATAAACCTTGTGATTAGACGCGCTACTTATATGACAAACCAAATTGATACCTCGCAAGAAAACGCCAGCAAACCTATACAATGGTGGAAAATAGTGCCAAGAATTGAATTGCTGGGCTATGACGAAGCCCGCAAGTCTTATGCCAAGCGAGTTACATTTTATACTAAAAAAATTGATCTAAATGGTCGCAACATCGACGGAATAGGCAAAAAAATGCCAGAAGGTGTGCACAAAAGCTACAGCTATATCTACACTGGACAAAACGAAGACATCATCAATCTCAATCTACAGTTTGACGCCACCTACTATCAAGCTAGAAGTTTGATACAAAACTTTGCACAGGCACAGCCCTATGTGCCACAAGGCACAGACAGAAATACCAGCAAAGACACAGTTATGCCTATGCCTGTACACTACCACAACAGCTATGAAACTGATGCTATAGTAGGTGATATTGAAAATGTAAAATTAGCAGGCGATATAACTAGACAAATACTAAACAACAGTGTTGATATGTTGGAGTTAAGTTTGGAAATTCTGGGAGATCCGGATTATATCGACACTACAAACTACAGTGTGCCAGCATTAGATAACGACGTCTCCTCCTCAGTGTACCTGCCTGATGGCGGAATCAACTACAATGCCAGAGAAACATATCTGGAGTTGTTTCTCAAAACACCCACAGATTATGATCCTGTTACAGGAGAAATGGACATCACAAATGCCAAAAACAGTGTGTTGGTTTCAGGAAAATATCGTGTGTTAGAGGTGCAAAGTTCTTTGAGTGCCGGGCAGTTTACACAAACAGTGAGTGCTGTCAAGCTCACAGCGCCCGAAAACAATCTGTTGAGTGATGCACAAATCAGCGAGCAGTTAGGTGCCGGCATACTCAACGGTGCAATCAGTGACAGTATAGGAAAAGGCATTGCAGGCGACTACAGTTTGCCCAAAACCAATTTAGGCGGTGTTGCTACCAGTCCATTGCCAGGCCTAGGCGGCTCCGGATTCAATCCCGGCGACAATCCTGTAACACAATTTGGAGGTGTCTCAGGTGTTGGCGACAACCTAGGTGAAATCAGCAACACAGCACACTTTGCCGAACTACAAAATCTAGCAGAAGAACCACCCGGTAGTGGACTATCGCCTGCCACTGGTAGTGCAGGCCGCGGCTTGTTTAACAACCAAGGTGACGGAAATCAAACATTTCAATCATTTCCATTGGACAGCGCACCCAGTGCTGGCACTGTATTTGGACCAGGAGATGTAAAACCGGGTGTAGGCGTGGTAACACAAAGAGTTGTGCGAACCCCAGGACCAACCGCAGTTGGTGTGGATGCCGATCAAGGATCTGTAAATCAAACAGGAGTAACAGTAGTGTCTGGGGACGGCACAATAATATCAAATCAACCATTACCAGGAACAGATGAACAATGAGCGGAAGCATAAGACGATACAATAGAGTGGTGCCCGAATATGCACAAACAGAACTCAAGCCCGGAGTAAAACTAGACCCTGGTCCGCACATTGGCATTGTCAAAGCCAACATTGATCCTTTGCGCAAAGGTAGAGTGAGTGTGTTTGTAGAAGGATTCGGAGGTAACGAAAATGACGAAAGTCAGTGGCTGCCTGTGCGATACAGCAGTCCGTTTTTTGGACAGACTTCTGACGCAGGCAAAAGCGTGGAAAACAATTTTGACAACACCAATCACAGCTACGGTATGTGGTTTACACCTCCTGACTTGGGTGTGCGAGTGCTGTGTACATTTGTCAAAGGTGACCCTAACCAAGGATTCTATTTCGGGTGCTTGCCTGATCAGCACAACCATCACGCTGTACCCGGTCACGCTGCCAGCGAAGCTATTGTCAGCGAAGATTTGCAAAAGTACAACAAGACAAAGTTGCCAGCCAGCGAATACAACGACAGAAACGAGCAAAATCGTCATCAAAACTACAAAAAAAATCCCAAACCTGCCAATCCTTACATCAGTGACCAATTGGTAAATCAAGGGTTGATAGAAGATGAAACCAGAGGCTTGACTTCTAGTAGCAGCAAAAGAGAAACGCCCAGCAGAGTGTTTGGCTTCAGCACACCCGGATCGCCCGATCCTGAAATCACAGTGGACAGTAACCAAAGCACCAGCGAAGCCAGCAGTCAAAAAATTCCACCAATAAAAGTGCGCAAACCTGGGCATCAGCTGGTATTAGACGACGGTGACGCAGAAGGCAACAACAAACTAGTGAGATTAAAAACTTCCACTGGGCATCAAATTGTAATGCACGACACTGCTGGCATTATCTATGTGGCAACAGCAGATGGCAACAGTTGGATACAGATGAGCAACACTGGTAAAATTGATGTGTATAGTGCAGACAGTATTAGTATTCATACCGAAACAGACTTAAACATACACGCTAACAGAGATGTTAATATAACTGCTGAACGAGATTTTAACTTGTTAAGTAAAATCAATACTACTCTTAATAGTAATGCTAAAATGGATTTCAAAAGCGTAGATGAAATGCGATGTACAACTGATAGCAAATATCAAGTCAAATCAGAAAAAGCAATGATTTTCAAAGGAAAAACCATTGATTTTAACGGACCAGAAGCCGAAAAAGCCGCGCAGCTAGAATTGTTCCAATGGACAGACAGCGAAAAAGTCGACGGTGAATGGCAACAAAAAAGCTCGCCTAAAAATGGACTAAGTAAAAGAGTGCCTGCGCACGAGCCTAGCTACACCCACTTGAATTTGGCACAGAGCACCGATAGACAGGAAGAAGAAAAATAATGCCAGCAGTTGTAAGAATTGGAGACGGTTTGAGCACCGGTCATTTTTGTGCAGGATCTACTACTCTTGGAAATTCCAATACAGATCGTACAGTAAAAGCCAACGGTATTGCTATTGCTGTAGTAGGTGCACCTACAGTATCTCATACTATACTTGTAGAAGGTATTTGTGTACCACATATAGCTTTTCTAAATGAAGGATCCGAAACAGTAAAAATTAATGGAATTGAGGTGGGCAGAGTAGGCGATAGTGCCGACGCAGGCGAAATGACTAAAGGGTCGCCTGATGTGAGTGCAGGAGATTAATATGGCATTTTTCAAAGGATTTAGCACAGACGGCAGAATAGACAACTACACTGTTACAGACACAGAACTAATCAAACAAGATCTTTTGAATGTGCTGAAAACACGCCAAGGCGAAAGATTGATGCGCGGAGATTATGGGTGCGGTGTGTGGAACTATATTCACGAACCCTTGGATGATGCCACCAAAGATGCAGTGGTCACAGAGTTAAAACGTATTATATCCTTGGATCCGAGACTGCAACTTGTGGGCATTAGACTACAAGAATATGAGCACGGACTGCAGGTTGTGTTGGAATTGAACTATGTCAATCTGCAGGCCACAGAACTGTTGTTTGTGGAGTTTGACAGCAGAAATCTCAGTTTATCCAGCGCTACAGTCACACAATAATAACATCATATTATACAGCAAATAAATACTTTATCGACATTTAGGTAAAGTATAACAATGGCAACAACCACAAGACAAGCTACACTTTTCTCAGCTGAGAATTGGACAAAAATCTACCAAACCTTCCGCGAAGCTGACTTTCAAAGCTATGATTTTGAAACTCTTCGCAAAACAATGATTGACTATCTACGTACCTATTATCCTGAAGATTTCAACGATTATATTGAAAGCAGCGAATACATTGCTCTCATAGAATTGATTGCGTTTTTGGGACAAAGCATTAGCTTTAGAACAGACCTAAATGCTCGAGAGAATTTTTTAGAAACTGCCGAACGCAGAGACAGTGTGCTACGCTTGGCTAAAATGCTCAGCTATGTGCCCAAACGTCACGTGAATGCCAAGGGCGTACTCAAAGTAGCCAGTGTAACCACCACCGAAGATGTGTTTGACAGCAACGGAATCAATCTCCGCGGTCTAGAAGTGATATGGAACGACACAACCAACACGGATTTTTTTGAACAGTTTGTTGCGGTGATGAACGCCGCATTTGCCAGCAATCAAAAGTTCGGAAAGCCAGCTGTTAAAAAAACACTGCTGGGCGTAAGAAATGAAATTTATCAAGTGAACACACCTACCGGAGTGCTGCCTCGCTATGCATTTAGAGCCAAAGTCGATGGCGTGAATATGCCATTTGAATTGGTTAGCGCAGATCTAGTTGGCAAAGAGTTTTTGTATGAACCTTCGCCAAATTTAGGCAGCAATTTCAATCTGTTGTACAAAAACGACAGCCGCGGCAATGCATCAGCCGACACTGGATTTTTCTTTTACTTCAAACAAGGCGAATTAAAATCCACTGACTTTACCATTTCGCAGAGACTGGACAATAGAATTGTAAACATCAACGTGGACAACATCAACAACGATGATGTTTGGTTGTACAAGCTAGATGAAAACGGTGTCCTTACAGAAGAATGGATCAAAGTACCTGCAGTGGTTGGTAGTAACATAGCATACAACAGCTTGGAGCAAGGCCAACGAAAAATATTTGCCGTCAATACCAGAAACAATGATCAAATTGATTTGATTTTTGGCGATGGCGTGTTTGCAGAAATTCCTGTTGGCGATTTTAGACTGTTCTATCGAACCAGCAACGGATCCAGTTATAGAATTAAACCCAGCGAGATTTCCAACTCTCAAATAGAAATTGACTACATCAGTCGCGCAGGACAGTTGGAAACTCTCACTGTTGGATTAGCTCTTCAGTACACAGTAGCAAATGCAGTAGAAAGAGAAAGCCTCAACGACATTCGTACCAAAGCTCCGCAACAGTACTACACTCAAAACAGAATGGTCAACGGCGAAGACTACAATGTATATCCACTCACGCAATATACTAATATTATCAAGAGCAAAGCAGTCAACAGAACCAGCAGCGGTATCAGTAGATTTTTAGATGTCAAAGACACCACAGGAAAATACAGCAGCACCAATGTATTCTGCGACGATGGTATATTCTACAGAAATGAATTTTTAAGCAGTTTTAGTTTTGAATGGACCAACACCAATGATATTTTGCGTGTGGTTCGTGGTGACTTGTTGAATATTATAAACGATCCTGACACACTGCATTTTTATCTGGGCAAATATGGCAGTGTGGATCTTACCAATCTTGCCACAGTGTGGGAAAGAGCCACTGTGGGCACAAATGCCAGCACTGGCTACTTCAGCAACGGCTCAGTACCGCAAGGCATAGGTGCATTTGTTGGCAACAGCAGACGCAACATTGTGGTAGGATCTTTGATAAAATTTGTTGCTCCTGCAGGGTTTTACTTTGATCTTGCCAGCGGAAACAAGCTTGAATTAGGCACACCATCAGGACAAAATCAGCTTTCCTACATTTGGTGCGGAGTCAACAGCATTGTAGATGACGGAACCAATCAAGGGCTGGGCAATTTGTCTGACGGATCAGGACCTGTTTCTCTCAATCAAAACATACCAGTTGGTGCCATTGTGGAAACTGTAATACCACCTTTCAACACCACACTATCCACAGTGAGCAATGAAATAGTTTCCAATGTGACCTTGTATAAAGATTTTGGACTGAGATTTGACAGAGACTCGCAAACCTGGAAAATAATCACAGCCAACAATTTAAACAAAACCAGTGATTGGAGCATTGACAACACCGGAGATATCACCAGCACTGGCAGTGATGCCAGCTGGATAGTGTTGTTCGAAACTGACGGACAGACCTACACAGTGAAATACAGAGGAATCAGTATACTGTTTGAAAGTGTTATTCAAACAAGATTTTATTTTGATCCTGTCACAAGAATTTACGACAGCGCCACAGGCACAACAGTAGACGATCAGATAGTAGTATTGGGCATAAACAGCGAGCCAGATTCCACCACAGGTCTCAACAGAGATTATGTAATGTTTGTTGAAGATGTGATTTTAGAAAGTGATGGCTATATTGACAATAAAAAAGTAAAAGTCACATTCCCAGACACTGACAAAGATGGCATCCTAGACAATCCAGAAATATTTGATATTGTGGTTGCTCCTGAAACCAACAGCACGCAAAAGTATGTGTTCTTTGAAAAACAAATCAGCAATCAAAATTACATCACATATGTGCCATACAGTGAATTGGTCAGCACAGATTATGCCACACTGGAACAATTGCAAAATGAAAAAAATCTATTCGCAGATGGCACATTGTTTTACGCAATCAGTGACAATAAATTCTATCAAATCAGTGACAATGCAGTCACAGGAGAAAAAACTGTTGTTGATGTCAGCGATGACTATGTGGCTAGAATAGGAAGAAGCAACCTTAAATTTCAATACAAACACAACGCACCAAACAATCGCCGGATAGATCCTAGTCCTAGCAATATAATTGATCTATTCTTGCTGACAAAAAATTACGAAGAAGCCTATAGAAACTACGCAGAAGATTTTACTGGTACAGTGCAACAGCCCAGCGTGCCTACTGTAGAGCAACTAAAAACAGAATTCAGTGATCTAGAAACAGTAAAAAGTGTTAGCGACAGCATCATATACAATCACGCAAGATTTAAACCGTTGTTTGGCAACAAAGCAGAAGAAGAACTTCAGGCCAGCTTCAAAGTAGTGAAAAACGCCAACACTGTTGTTACTGACAGCGAAGTCAAAAGTCAGCTTATTTCAGCAGTGAATGAATATTTTAGCATCGAAAATTGGGATTTTGGCGAAACATTTTACTTCTCTGAATTAAGTGCATACCTGCACAACGAGTTGCGTACAATTGCCAGTAGCATAGTTTTAGTGCCTACCAGCAACAATCAAACCTTCGGTAGCCTATACGAAATTAAATGCCAACCAGATGAAATTTTTATCAGCAGTGCAACTGTAGACAATGTAGAGATTATAGACAGTATAACTGCCAGCAAGATAAAAGCTGACCAAATTCAAACCGGAGGTAGCCAATAATGGCCAATAGAAAATCCGTAGAATTACTGCCACAAATACACCAAAGTGGTGCCAACAAAAAGTTTTTGGCCGCAACTCTTGATCAATTAATAAGTGATATCGAACTCAAAAAAATCAACGGGTTTGTTGGCAGGGGGTTCGGCAGCAGATTTATACAGCAAGATAGTTTTATCAGCGAGCAAACAAGTCAGCGCAAGAATTATCAGCTTGAACCCGGGTTAAAAATAACCAATCCTGACAGCACGACCAATTTTGTGCCCTACACAGAAGTAATAGATAAAATGCGCACCAAAGGTGCCATAGTAGATCGACACGATAGACTGTTTGCACACACAGAATACAGTCTCAGTGGTTTGGTCGATCTTGACAAGTTTGTAAACTTCAGCAAATACTACTGGTTGCCCAACGGTCCTGATGCGGTAGATGTGTTTGCAGGAGCGGTACCAGCCACAGACACTATTGAAGTTGGCCGCACAAGCAAAGGATACACTTTCAAGCAGTCATCAGAAACTAACCCGAGACTGACTTTTAAACGCGGCGGTAGCTACACTTTTCAGCTGGATCAGCCAGGGCATCAGTTTTTTATACAAACCGAGCAAGGCACCAGTGGTGTTAGCAGTGTACAATCCAACATCAGCACAAGAGATGTACTAGGTGTTGTCAACAATGGCGAAGATCAAGGCGAACTAATCTTTAATGTTCCTCTGGAGAACTCACAAGACAAGTTTTTACAAATGCCTGTGGTTGAGAATGTAAATCTTGCAACCACGCTGAACTACAATCAACTGCACAATCGTACACTGCAAAGTGTTGTAGAGTTAGGAGGTATTGATGGACAACTCAATCTAGATGGTAAATTGGTGGTATTTTATCAGTCAGACCAAGACAATTGGGCCGCAAACGAACCGTATGCCAGCAGTGAGTACAATGCTAGATCCTATGATGTAGGAGAAGCAGTACCTGAATCTCAACGCAGAGATATTTTTAGAATCCGTGTGCAAGACTTTGGCGGAGTTGAGTTTTTAAAACTTGATAGAATCAAAGAATGGCCTACAGAAAACAAAGTTGTCATAGGCGAAGGCAATCGTTTTGGAAACAGAGAATTGTGGAAAAAATCCAACGGCGAGTTGGATCTAATACCGATTATAACTGCAAACAAAACCAGTCTGTTTTATCAGGACGGCTCTGACGAAACCATATTTGGTAAAATTGAAATAATATTGGCTCAGTCTACTGCGCAAATTGATGTAGAGCAGGACATACTAGACCAGACCAATTATACCAGTCCTAATGGAGTGGAATTTACCAACGGACTAAAAATTAGATTCGACACAGATGTTGTTCAGCAACAGTACCAAGACAGAGAGTACTACGTAGAAGGCGTAGGTTCGGGCATTGTGCTTGTGCCTGTGGATCAGTTGATAACTCCAGAAACCTTTACTCAAAATCTCAGCGAAGGCTATGACAATACCCTATATGACAAAGGCGGTTTTGAAGAAACAGGCAATAGTCCTGTGGAAAAAGATTATATCGTTATAAATCGAGCCAGTATTGATAGAAACGCTTGGAGTCGACACAATAGATGGTTCCACGAAGATATTATTAACAAAACTGCTGAATACAACAATTTTTCTCCAGAAATCGATCAAACATCTAGAGCAAAAAGGCCTATTATTGAATTTGAACGAAATCTTTTGTTGTACAACAACGGAAAAATTGGAAAAACACAAGTAGATTTGATTGACAGCACAACATCAGATGTGTTTTCGCAAATTGAAGGGTCTGCTGGCTACTTTGTTGACGGTGTATCATTGGCCGAAGGTATGCGAGTATTGTTTACAGCAGACACTAATCCTGATGTTGTGAACAAAGTATACAATGTGAGTTTTATAGAAACAACCACAGATGGTGAAAAACAGATACATCTAGTAGAAGACACCGAATCCACAGCTTTGGAAAATGACACTATTGTGGTAACCAAAGGACTGTCCAATCAAGGAAAAAGTTTGTATTTTGACGGAAAAGATTGGATCCATTCTCAGCAAAAAACCAAAATCAATCAGCCGCCTTTGTTTGATGTAGTTGACTCTGCAAGCATATCGTTGGGCAATACTGATTTTTTCAACAGCAGCAGTTTCCAAGGAACCAAAGTTTTTGGTTATAAGCTGGGCAACGGGGTTGTTGATTCTGAACTAGGATTTTCTCTTTCTTACAGCACATTCAACAACATTGGCGATATTGAGTTCGAAAGTTATCTAGATACTGATAATTTTAATTTTATATCCAACGGCAACAGCACATCACAGAAAATAAATTTGTATGATTTGGCATTGATTGTTGACAGAACAACTGTGCAATCCAAAAACATATGGGAGCCTGTCTACGAACAAAATCGTCAATACCAAGTGATTGAGCAAGTGTTAGACACAGGGTTATCAGTATACGAAATACCTGTGATAGATTCTTCTGAATTTGTAAACACACTATTTGTTTACACCAACGGAGTATTAACTGACAGTTATAGTGTTGACAGATCACAAAACAAAACTGTAATTTCTTTTGATACACTGCTTGCTGTTGGCACAGAATTGGTGATTAGATTTAGAAGTGAAGTTAAGGATAGCAGAAGCTATTACGAAATTCCATCAAACCTTGAATTCAATGCCAACAACAAATTGTTGAGCAATTTTACACTTGGCCAGATTCGCAATCACTTGCAATCTATAGCTGAAAACTCGCCGAACTTTGAAGGCGATTTTCCGGGTTTTGGAAATCTCAGAGATTTAGGAGATTATTATCGCACCGGCGGAAAAATCAAACAAAATGCCAGTAGTTTTAGTGCAACTGCACTGTTGTTCTGCGACAATAATTTTGATATTGTAGAATCGGTAGAATATGTAAAACAACAGTATACCAAATTTAAAAACAGTTTCGTTGACAAAGCAAGAAACCTAGATCTCGATCTCGCTGATATTCCTGGCAGTGTTGACACTGTGCTAGAAGAACTCAATCAGTACAAGAGTGCACAGGATTTTCCATTTTATCTCAGTGATATGTTGGGATATTCCAGTGATAAACAAACTCTAAATTATACTGTGATTGATTCCAGCATCAAGGAATACGAAATATCAAGTGAATTTTTAGACAATCAAAAAAGTTTTGTTAGTGTGCTGGTATACAAAAATGGTGTGCAGTTGGTCAAGGATGTGGACTATGCTTTCGTATCGGGCAGACCTGCTGTAGAATTGTTTGACGTTCAACAAAACGACAGCATAAAAATAGTAGAATACAACAACACACGAGGCAGCTTTGTACCGCCAACACCCACTAAGCTCGGGCTATGGTACAAGTATACACCCGAAAAATATATTGATACCAGCTACGTAACAGCAACTGAAGTTATCAGAGGTCACGATGGAAGCATAACAGTTGCCTACGGAGATGCATTAGACAACTTAATACTGGAACTGGAAAAAAGAATATACAATAACCTCAAAACAGAATACAATATCAATCGCTATGATTGGTATGAAATTTTGCCCAGTAAATTTAGGTCAACTGATTACACCAGAGAAGAAATCAATCAAATAATTAGTTCACAATTCAATTTGTGGTCTAGCAAAAACAATGTTTCGATTAATGATGCAAGAAATTATGATCAAAACAATCCGTTTACTTGGAACTACAGTGCATTTAGCAGCAAAGTAGATGGGTCTTTGCTACAAGGAAGTTGGAGATCAATCTATAGATATCACTACGATACCGAAACTCCGCATCTAACTCCTTGGGAAATGTTGGGATTTTCTCAAAAACCAGATTGGTGGGAAAACTTATATGGACCAGCACCCTATACCAGCGGAAACAAAATTTTGTGGGACGACTTAGAAGCCGGCAAAATCTATCAATCCGCTACTGGTACATACAATGTTAATGCAGACTTTGTGCGCACAGGACTAGCCGATATTATTCCAGTTGACGAATACGGCAACTTGAAATCTCCACTGGATTGTTTGGTAAAAGAGTACAATTCCTTGCAATCTGGAAATAACTTTGTTTTTGGCGATTTGAGCCCAGCAGAAACAGCCTGGCGCAGAAGTAGTGAATATCCATATGCTTTGATCATACTTGCATCACTTGCTCAACCCGGAAAGTTTTTAGATCTATGCTACGACATTGACAGTACACTGTTAAAAAATGGTCAGTATGTAAGTGCAGTTGACAACACTAGACACAAGTTCACTGACCATAAAGTACACAACAGCAATTACTATGTCAACGGCCTAGGTCAATTTATCAGCGATTATAATGTATTTTTAGGATACAACACAGATAACCTAGCCGACAAACTAGAAAACCTACAGATCAATCTTGCATACAAATTAGCAGGTTATACCGATCTTAACAAAACCAAGTTTTTTGCCACGCAGGTTACTCCTAATACAGAAAATCAAAGTGTTCTAATACCAGACGAAAATATACAGCTATTGGTACACAAAAGTCAACCAGTTGCCCAAGTTAGCTATAGTGGAGTGATAGTCGAAAAACAAGTCAACGGATATAGTGTCCGGGGATATGATTTTGACAGCCCATATTTTGATATTATTCCTAGCGTGGTCAACAACAATAGATATAGTATTTCAGCAGGTGAAATTGTTAGTACTGTATACAAAGATTTCGGCAATACAATTGTTCGAATACCGTATGGTACAAGTTTTAACAACAGAGATCAAGTGGTTGATTTTTTGGTTAGCTATGAAAGATTTTTGATTTCGCAAGGATTTGTGTTTGACAATGTGCTGAGTGAAGTAGGTACCGCACAGGATTTTGTGTTGTCTGCAAAAGAATTTCTATTCTGGACTAGCCAGAATTGGCAAGCCGGCAATATTATAAGTCTTACGCCCGTTGGCGGAACAGTTAAAATATCAAGAACCGGAGAAGTAGTAGACAATCTCAATACCACTGCACAGATTTTAGACAATAATTTTGCGCCAATCAAAATACAAAACTGTCAAATACAAAGAGATCAAAATACTCTTGCATTTTCTAGTTCTGCAGATACCGTTGGCTTGTTCAAATGCCAAACAGTGCAATATGAGCACTTAGCGGTGTTTGACAACAACACTATTTTTAGTGATATTGTTTATCAACCTGAATTAGGCAATCGCCAACAAGCAATCAAACTCACAGGCTATGTCAGCGGAGAATGGAACGGCACGTTGTATTCCCCAGGATTTGTGATAAACCAAGACAACATACAGCAGTGGAGTGCCACCAAAAACTATGCCAAGGGCGAATTTGTACGTTTCAAAGGCAAAGTGTATGTGAGCAAAATCAATCAGGAAGCCAGTGAAAGTTTTGATTTTGAAAAGTTTTCTGTGAGCGACAACATTCCTGTGGGTATGTTGCCCAACCTAGGCACAAAGGCTGGACAATTTGAAAATTTCTACAACTTAGATGTTGCAAACAATGAAAATGATCTGGATAAATTCGGCAAAGGACTGATAGGCTATCAGAAACGCAATTATCTTGAAAATCTACAGTTAGATGATGTTAGTCAAGTAAAATTCTATCAAGGAATGTTGCAGGAAAAAGGCACAAGCAACAGTTTCAACAATCTGCTCAAAACAAAACTTGATAATCTCACAGTTGATCTAGATTTTTACGAAGAGTGGGCAGTACGTGTGGGCACGTATGGTGCTGTAGATCTCAATCAAGAGATTGAACTGGTGCTAGAAGAAGGTGTGTTTGACAGCAACGTAAA